GGCTGCAAAGCGCGGCAAGCCCTGTGCCCAAAAGCGTTTTGATCTTCGCTTTTGCCATAGAGCTTACCTCCTCATGTCTTAGTCAGCCAGCAGAGCGGCGATCTCCTCTGCGGAGAAGTCCTCCACATCCTCGTCGTGCAGAACATTCTCCGGCTCGGTGTACACGACGACTTCCTTGCCGTCGATGTTCACATTGCCGTTGGTGGAGCTGGCGGCAGTCTTGGTTGCGCCCTCAGAGACACCGGCCAGCTTTTCGCCCTCGGCATCGGTCATCAGGCGCTTACCGGTCTCAGCAGCCACGAAGTCGGCAGGCTTCTTACCGCTGTCGGTCAGATTGCCCTCGCCATCCAGTGCAGCAAAGTTGCCGGTGGTGGCACCAGTGACCTTATCGGCCTTGCCGGAAATGTCCACTTCCTCAGGGGTGGGAACATACAGACCGTCGTCCTTCAGAATCAGAGCGTTGCCCGCAGCAGCGGAAACATTGACCTTGACATCCACCTCATAGCCAGCGATGGTAACGGTGGTGGATGCATCCTTGCCGGTGGTCTTTGCGGCGTAGGTATCGACCAGAGCAGCCATGTTCAGGAAAGAGTAGGTGCAGTTGTCGGGGTTCTCACCCTTGACGGCCAGAACCATGACCGGCTTGCCGTCCAGCTTGGGGTCGGTGGCGCCGGGGTAGGTCGCAGCATCGAACTTGAACTTGGCCACGAAGGTGGTCTTGGTCTGGTCGAGGAACAGCTCAGAGGGGAAGTCAACGGAGAAAGCAGCAGTGCCGCTCTTGTCGGTAGAGGTGTAGAAGTTCACGGTGTTGCCGTCAACGCCAAGAGACTTGATAGCAGCGTTGGCTGCGGTCTGCACAGGGGTAAAGGCGTCCTTCTTGACGAAAGTCTTCTTGATCTCAGCGGTCAGGTTGCGGATGGTGGTCTTGGTAGAAATCTGCTTAGACATAATAGTGTCCTCCTAAAAATTATTTCAGCATATCAACGATTTCCTGCTGCGTTTCTTCCTCGTCGAGCAGGTCTTCACTCGTCATAACGGTTTCTTTGCGGACAGTCAGCGCGTTTGCACTGTCAAAGTCAAGGCCTTCGCCAATGCGGACGGCAATAGCGCCGCTCGCGTCACGCTTCAAGCCCTGACCGATGCTTACGCTACCGGTTTCACCCGAACCACCTCCTTTCCCGAACAGGGTTACGGTCGCCTGAATATCTGCTTCCGGGATGCGCTGAGCGAAAAATCTGATGAAACCATCATGCGTTTCGCACCCGTTCAGGACGCCCGCTTTGGTCGTAGTATAGAAGCTGCCGGGAGATACAACGCCAACGGGTACAAGCTCACTGGTGCTGTCCGACAGTTCTGCATCATAAATGCACTGGTAGTAATCCATACCGCCAGCGTTTTCGTAATCATCCTCGTTGCGGGCGGGCTTCCACCCGTCAGCCGCAAGGGTGAGTTCGTAGGAACCATAGTAGCCGCCTGTTCCGCCGTCCACCTGTTCCTTGATAAGAGCCTTTACCTGTTCTTCGTTCAGGATTTCCCCGGATTCAGACAGGTTCTTCACGGCTGCGCTGACCGCTGCCGTGATAGTCGCCGCATGGGCACTGGCGTCGGCGTTGTGCTTCTCGATCTCGGCCTTGACCAGCTTTGCGAGAGCCTGCATCTGCGGGTCAACGGTAATGCTGATATTGGCCTTGTTCGACACAGCAAGCAGCGCCGACAGCTCAATTTCAAAATCGCCGTTCACTTTCGTGGACGGGACCTCCACTCCGCGTGCATCCTGCATAATAAACAGGAGTGTTTCTGCATCGTCGTTCAGCCTGCCGTAAACGCCCACCTGATGCATGATGTACGTTTCATCCGCACCGGTGATCTGGATTTTTACCCGCCGAGCCGTCTCACCGCCGCTTTCAACGGTTTCGATGTCCAGCAATTTCAGGTCCTGTGTTTCGCCGCTTACCCCGGTTTCCCCCGAGAGGTCTGCGTCAGCCGTACCGGTGCCGCTCACAGCGCGGGTGATTACCAGCGCACCACCGGAGAGAGATTCCGACAGCAGGGCGGCACCGGCGGCGGTGTAGCTAGATTTTTCCCAACTCACGTTGTCTGTCCTCCAATAACAATGTTTATCGCCGTGTGCGACCGTTCAACGGTGCCCGCCGTAAAGGCTCGTGCTTTCACTGCCTTTGCTTCAACGGCACCGGGCAGCGCCACGGCAACCTGCATTTTCGATCTTCCGACCGCACCGGCAACATACGCCTTTGCGCCGATTTCCCGCGGCTTGATCCTACCGGGGACCTTTACGGTGCAGGATGTCGCCATGCCGCTGGGTGCTGCGGCGATGTAGGCAGGCGACCGTTCATGCGGTTCGACGATGTAGATGATGTGTTCAAGGTGAGCGGTACAGCGCCGGGCATAACCAAGGCGCTTTTCAATTTCTTCCGGTGTGTAGTAAATGACACCATCATCGGTAATGTCTACGTTCATTCGCCAGTAGCCCGGCTTTCCTCCGTAGTCATACCATTCACTTATTTTCACATTCGGATAAATCGAGGCCAGCGCCTTTTGGACTGCCCACTCCGTTCCGCAGTACCGACGGACTTCCAGCGCAGTTTTGATGATCCTGCGCTTTGTTTCAATCGGATAGCTGGTGTCGTACCAGTCAACGCGGAACTGAACCGCAAGAATATCCAGAACTGCCTCATCTGCACGGTCAATATCCGTGTAGATTTTCAAGCGTTCGGCAGCTTCCAGTTCCTTCTTGCGCCGCTCCCTGAAAACTGCATCAAGGATCTGTACCCATGGCTCTTTGGCAACATCAGGCGGTAGCCCTTCGACTAGGCCGACTTCGTGGAGTTCAATCATCTTCGATTCCTCCGTATGTCACCTTGCAGCTTCGGAG